ATGACACCAGAAACCGATGAAAGTGATTTACTTGGTAACTATGTTCTAATTAATGGCAACATGGAATGGCGTGATGGTCCTGTTACAACGGCTGCTCGTCAAGGTGCTGTTTTATGTATTGACGAAATTGATTATGGTGCTCAAAATCTTTCTTCATTACAACGTGTGCTTGAAGGCAAACCATTCATGTTGAAAAAGAAAGGCGAATTGATTTCTCCTGCGCCTGGTTTTACCGTATTCGCTACTGCAAATACAAAAGGTAAAGGTTCTGATGATGGTCGTTATATGTTTACCAATGTATTGAATGAGGCTTTCCTTGAAAGATTCCGCACTACAATGGAACAAGAATTTCCTCCTGTTAAAACAGAACGCAAAATCATTGAAAAAGAATTGACCTCAGTTGGTCGTGCCGATGATGAGTTTGCTGAAAAACTTGTTACATGGGCAGATGTTATTCGTAAAACATTCGCAGATGGTGGTTGTGACGAAGTGATTTCTACTCGCCGTTTAGTCCACATTGTTGAAACATTCGGTATCTTTGGTGATAAGATGAAGGCAATCGGCCTTTGTTTGAACCGTTTTGATGATGATACTAAGGCATCATTCCTTGACTTGTATACCAAAGTTGATGCAGGTGCAAATACCGAAACAATTCTTGCCTCTACAATGGCACCAGAAGAAGTTCCAGAAATTGATTCTGAAGAAGATGTTCCCTTTTAATTAAGGTAAATGTTTATTAATTACCTGAGAAATGCTTGCTATCTCTCAGGTATTATGTTATACTTACACATGATTTGAGAGATTGAGTCGCCTCTCAGATATTTTTTCAATGCGATTCGTTTTATTATGGAGTCTATATGACAACAAAATCAAAAGTCCTTGCCTATCTTTCCAAAGATAGTGCATACAACACATTAACCGCTGCTAAAATGCAGTCAGTTTTTGGCGTTGCAAACCCATCCGCAACTATCAATGAGTTGCGTAAAGAAGGAAATGCAATTTACTTGAACACTCGCATCAATGCGAATGGTTCCAAGGTTGCTTTCTATCGCCTTGGCAAACCAACTAAACGTATGGTTGCTGAAGGTATTGCATCAATTCGTGCTCAAGGCGAAAGTGCTTTTGCCTAATATTTCTTAGGAAAACTCAAGAGGAGAAGATATATATTATATCCTCTCCTTTTTTTATTTTATGGGTACATTATGGAAATACAAGTTAAGTTAGAAGAATTAAAGCAACATAAATTATTCGTTGCTACTCCAATGTATGGTGGTATGAACCATGGACTCTATATGAAGTCCTGTTTAGACTTACAAACAACAATGATGCGATATGGTATTGAAATTAAATTTTCATTTCTATTCAATGAATCATTGATTACAAGGGCTCGCAATTATCTGGTTGACGAATTCTTACGCACAGAATACACACACTTATTGTTTATTGACTCCGATATTAACTTCAATGCACAAGACGTAATTGCCTTGTTAGCACTTGATAAAGATGTTATTGGTGGCCCTTATCCAAAGAAATCAATGAACTGGAGTAACATTGCACATGCAGCCAGAAATCATCCTGACTTAGAAGCTAAGAAACTTGAGTCACTTGTCGGTGAATATGTTTTCAATGTCGTAAAAGGTACACAACAATTTCAAGTAACAGAACCTCTTGAGGTTATGGAAATTGGTACAGGTTACATGATGGTGAAACGTGATGTATTCGATAAAATGAAAGTAGAATATCCAACTATCAAGTACAAACCAGACCATGTTGGACAAGCTAACTTTGATGGTTCAAGATATATCCATGCATATTTTGATACAGTAATTGACACCAAAGAATCTATTGTTGGTGGTGGTTCTGACCGCTATCTATCAGAAGATTATATGTTCTGTCAAATGTGGCGCAAAATGGGTGGACAAATTTATTTGTGTCCTTGGATGAAGACACAACACATTGGCAGTTATGCCTTTACAGGTGATATGCCTTCTGTGGCTCAGTACACAGGAAAACTATAATGAACGATGATGTTGTTAAAGATTCACAAACTGCAACAACAGGCGGTCGTAAATTTGATGGTAACAAACTAGAATATGGTTTGTTACCACCTCTTGCACTTGAAGCAACTGTTGATGTGCTAACATTTGGTGCTCAGAAGTATGAGCGAGATAATTGGAAAAGAGTGCCTGATGCTAAACGCAGGTATTTTGATGCCTTACAACGGCATTTGTGGGCATGGAAACAAGGTGAGATAGTAGACCCTGAGTCTGGCAAACATCACCTATCACATGCTCTTTGTTGCCTCATGTTCCTATATGAACATGATACAATGTATTCTTTAGATACAAAATAAATTTTTGGAGTTATATTATGAAATTATCAACTGAAACAATCTCTGTCTTAAAGAACTTTGGTGCCATCAATCAAGGCATCATGTTTAAAAAAGGCAAGATATTGAAAACAGTTTCTTCACACAAGAATATTCTTGCTGAAGTTACAATCAAAGAAGATATTCCCGCAGAGTTTGGTGTTTATGACCTAAACAATTTTCTGTCGGTCGTATCTCTACACAAAGACGATCCATCATTTGAATTTGATGAGAAACATGTTGTTATCTGTGGCAACAAAGGTCGTAGTAAAATCAAGTATCGCTTTTGCGAACCTACTATGATTGTTACGCCACCAGAAAAAGCAATCACAATGCCTGACCCTGAGATTAACTTTAGTTTAACTGCTGAAGATTTTGATTGGGTTCTCCGTGCGGCTTCTGTTCTTTCTTCACCACAAATTGCAATTGAATCTGATGGTAAAAAAGTTTCAATCATCACATTGGATTTGCAAAATGATTCTGCACATACCGATTCACTTGACTTGACTGATGGTGATGGCAGTAAGTATCGTATGGTTTTCAAAACAGAAAACTTGACCAAGATTCTACCTGGTGCATATGATGTGAAAATATCTTCTAAAGGTGTTTCACACTTTCAACACAAAACTACACCACTTCAATACTGGATTACAACTGAGTCTGGTTCTAAGTTTGAAAAGGCTTAATCATGCAAACAGTTGATTATGAAAGTTATGATATCACAAAAGAACAATACATTGCTGTATTAGAGATGGAGAGAGGTCTTCTTTTGCGAGATTATTTCAAACCACAAACAGAAGGTACTGGTCATTTCAATACTGCGGCTAGTGTATTAAAACATCGTATTGAGGAACTTAAAAATGGAACAGAGGCGTAATTTTATAAGAGGTGCAAGCATCATTGGTGCCTTTGCTGTTGGTGCTGCCTCTTACAGACAGGTGAAGGAAATGGCTAATGAACATAAGGACATTAGCCATCTCGCACCACCAAAAGAAGCAACATCAATTCAATTTACAGGTGCATATGGTGAGAAACCTAAAGCACCAGAACCAACTATGGGTCAACATGTAATGTATGTCAATGGTTGGAATGAACAAGTTACTCACCGAGTTTCTATGACTGTCGGTAAAGACAATCGTTTATGGATGAAAATCGGTGATGAATGGCACAGAGTTGCCTTGGAAAGTTAATATCATTACCTAAATGCTATTGACTTTCAATCCTTTTTGTGTTATACTGTAATCTTTGTAATAACACAAAAAAAACTTAGTGTCCAAGGATACTATTTTCTATGTTAAAATTTTGATTCTTAAGGAGAAAATCAAATGTTAGTTAAAAATCTTACCCAAAAAATTACGGGTACCGCTCAAATAATGGCACCATCAAGGTTATATTCATTATATACAAATAATGAACTTTACTTTGACCGTGAAAGACTTCAACGCCTTTTAATTAAATGGCATGATGCAAAAGTCAATTCATATTTGTTTACTGCTTTCAATGGTGCTTCAGTAAAAGACTGTTTTCAATTAGCAGAAATTGAACCAATCGTTGAAGACCTAAAGAAAAAGTTGGTTCCAACAGAACCAAACTATTCTTTCATTGAAGAAAACTTAAAATATTTCACAGACTTATTAGAACAAGGTTACAAATATCTTGTTTTAGATGGTCAACACCGCATCGACACACTTGCTCGTTATTTCAACAATGAGTTTCATTTCAAACCTGAAGAACTTATTCGTTTTCAAGTTGAAGGTGAAAAAGGTACTGTTGATGTTGCAGGTAAGTTTGAAAAACTACCAGAAGAAATTCAAAATCACTTGATGTATGAAATCCCACTAATCGTTGTGATGTATCAGACTGGTGATTTGCGTGAACTTGCTCGTATCTTCATTACTGCTAACAGTATGATGCCTATGACAAAACATGAAAAACGTATTCTAAACTACAATGTATTGAATCGTTGGTTAAATGATATTTGTTTGCGTGATACTAATATCAAAGACATGTTTCAAAACATTGGTTCTGGTATGACTGGTGAACATTGTCTTGATAACAAAGGTGATACCTTGTTTGTTGCAGAAATGTTGTTGTATATCAATAATAACAAATATGAAGGTTATGATACTGATGTTTTAGATGATGTATTTGGTCCTTATCCAAAAGGAAAAGTTCTCATCTCTGATGCAGA